GTAATAAAAAGAACTCCCCTCTCAGCGCCTGGCCAAAGGTGCTGACGGGAAGCTCCGACAATAATAAAGGTATGACGTAATACCTTATGGACAATCGTATTATATCATACCTTCGCTCTATGGAGGTATAACTTTATATGAAAAACGTAGCTGCCTACGTCCGTGTTTCTACTCAGGAACAGGCCGACGAGGGTTATTCTATTAGTGAGCAACAGGACCGGTTGAAGAAATATTGCGACGCTCAGGGATGGAACCTTGTACATGTCTATACAGATCCGGGATATTCCGGCGCAAAGCTTGACCGGCCAGCGCTCCAGCAGCTTCTCACGGATATCCCATCCGGTGCCTTTGATACGGTGCTTGTATTTAAGCTTGACAGACTTTCCCGTTCTCAAAAAGATACCATGTATTTGTTAGAGGATCAGTTTATCAAGAATAACATTGATTTCTGTTCCGTAATGGAATCCTCGCTAAACACTTCCACGCCACTAGGCAAGGCGATGATAGGAATATTAAGTGTGTTCGCTCAGTTGGAACGTAATAACATTACGGAGCGAATGGCTATGGGAAAAATCGGGAGAGCTAAGAGCGGAAAACATTCCGGTGGTTCTGCTGCACCTTTTGGATACGATTATATCGATGGTGAACTTGTGGTCAAAGAATCCGAAGCTGTGCAAGTCAAACTAATATATGATCTTTTCCTCAATGGCCTTGACGGAAAGGAAATGTCTTTCGGAAATATCTTACATTACTTGAGAGAAAGATATTCAATTAGGGGAGCTAAATGGACTCATCAAAGCACTGTCACACGAATACTTCGAAACCCTGTTTACTGTGGGATGGTCAAGTTCTCCGGAAAGACTTATCCAGGGAATCATACTCCGATTGTATCCGAAGATATCTGGAACAAAGTTCAGGACAAATATTCACATTATATAACAGCGTTTTCTCCTTCGATTGAAAGTTTTAAAAAAGCCTCACATCTTTTGACCGGGCTGGTAAAATGTGGAGTATGTGGCCGCCCTTACAGTGCGGTAACATGGAAAAACCGGAACGGGACAGCATCTATCCGCCCTTATTACGGTTATTATGCTTGCCGCCCTACTCACGCTGCACGCATGGCAAAAATCAAATGCACTAATTCAAAATACGATATCACGCAGCTCGAAACACAGGTGGTCGAAGAGATTCGTTCCCTGTCACTCGACCCGAATGAATTAAGGAACATGGCTCCCACCGAAAAGAGCTTTGAGCAGGATCCAAAATATATTGCTGCCATCAAGCATATCACAGAGATTGATAAACAGGTTGGCAAACTCATAGATCTGTATCAGATTGATGGTATAGACATTTCTGCTATCTCTGCAAGGCTTAAATCATTGAATGAGGACAAAGACCGTACAAATGTTATAATCAAAGAATTTGAAGAATCTCAGCGTGGCCCTTCTTCCTCTGCAGAAGACGCTGTCGAAGTGTTAAAGAGCTTTGATGATGTTATGGCATCCAACGATAATGAACTGATCCGCACTGCCATCCGGTTCCTGATAGACAGCATCATTGCATTCCCTGATCATATCGAAATACACTGGTCATTCGTATAAAGAAAAGCCCCGCGGTGATCTTCCGCGAGGCTTTTACTATATTTACTTATATTTACTTATTTTTACTTATATCTGCTGATATTTGTTGATGTTACATCATTCCACCCATGCCCGGGTTGGAGCCGTTAACATTTGCTGGCTCTTTAATGTCAGCAAAACGTAACGGCTTTTTATTTAATTTGTTTTAACTCGGATTTAACTTGATTATAACTTATCTCAAATTAAATTTGAGTTAATATTTTACTTTTGACTTACGTTTGACTTATTAAGTCAAATCATTCAACATACCATACTGACTGAGCTCCGGATCCATCCGATCTCCAGCAAGCGCCTTCCAGGTGATCATCATTACCTTCCTGGAGATAATACCTCTTGCCATCGATAGTCTGCCAACCGGTAAGAACATAACCTTCCTCGTCGAAGTAATACCAATGATGGTCGATAACTTTCCAGGTCTTCTTGAGATATGTATTCTCCGTATCTGCGAACCACCAGCCATTTCCGTCCTTGTGCCAGCCTATTTTATACTTGCCTGCTGCCGGTTCGGTGTTAGTGTCTGTATTTGTTGTGGTGTCGGTTTCCTTCCCAGTGGTTCCGTCACCGTTTGTAAGAGCTACAACAGTATGACCCTTGGAACGAGTTACGAGGATGTCCCCGCGCAAAAGTCCGGATGGAAGCGGAACGAAAACCTCTTCAAATGCTCCGGTTGCCAGGAGCTCGTCTGCTTCGGTGACAGTATAAAAATCGTTTACTCGTATACCGGCATAGAGCACGCATACTCTCACAAGTCTTGCACAGTCTGTTTCTACAGGCGTCGCTACAAGAGAGCAATTAAAGCCCACATACTGAGCGACATTATAAAGTGTCTGGTTCTGATGCTGATCATAGCCGATAAGGTCATTAGCGCACGCCCATTCCATGTCCTGGGCGATAGCTTCACGATCTGCCGGGTCCTTTGCTCTTATGGTTCTCCACCCCAGTTTATGAGGATAATACTCCTGAATGCATACTTCTTTCCCTGTCTGATCTCCAGCTTTTCCTCCGGATGCATGTCCGTACTCATCGATTCTTGCTGAGCCTATAATCACCATCTTTGCCATAGTTGCACCTCCGTTTGTGTTTTGATATCCGTACCTAAATACCTGTAGCTCTTTTAATCTTCGCTGTTTCAAGGAATCCAGATGCTTGCCTCCGGCCACGTCATGGTTCGGCCAGTCCGCTTCGATCTCTGCCCTGGTGCGCTTGCCATCACCCACAAGCCCCTTAATCGAGCCAATGTTGTAACAATAACTAACAAGAGCATCATACTCATGCTGATTCCAGTGATAAATGCTGTCATACTTGTCTACATTCTTCTCATACGCCGGAAGATCCGCTATCAACAGGGCGTCTGCCTCTTCCTGAGTGATAGTCTGCCCTGCCTTTGTTCCCAGATGCCCGTAGCCGATCGAGTAGTCTTTGTAATCCCAGTAGGCCCTCAGGGAGCATCCTTCAAATTCTTTTATCAGGTCTATGCCTGCTTGACTGGTTTTCATAATGTAACCTCATTACTAAAGTAATTACTTTTGTCATTACTTTTTAAAATTACCTAATGGGTAATTTGATAAATCCCCATTACCACATTTACCGAACAATGTCTTTGCCATGGTTTTGCCATTAATTTGCCATGGTTTTACGTACAAAATCAGCCCCACACCGAAGCTATCGGCATGGGGCTTAACATACAGGTATATAGTTCATCCTGTAACGCCAGGACTGCGAGATAAGGGATCACCTCCTCTCAAGTCTCTTTTGTATCCTTGTCTTTCTGATTTTTATAACGGGTACGCTGCCAGATAGCATTTAACTTATCCCATCCTCCGGTAGCAATCATGTAAACGAAAAATCCGGCTATCACAGCGCCAAACACGTAATACCATACTATGATGATCACATGGTAATCACACCAGCACAGTACGCCCAGGATGGTTATGATCTCGGATACGATTAACGCCACTAAGGACGTGGGTACGTCTTTCAGTCCGGGCAGCTCCTTAATGGTCTGCACTATGACGGCGACAATCAGGGCGAGTATGCCGAAGACCGTCAGCAATGTTGCCAGATGTTCAATGATTAATGTATTATTCATTTTTCCCTCCCGATTTTTCGTGTGATAAAAATGACAGTATCTCTTTTGTGGCATCATCGATGTCCTTGTCAGGTGACAGCTTGCCCAGTGACTGGAGCATAGCGAGGAGCGCGTTCATTTGGATCTCCATGTATTTTCTCAGGGATTCCGTTGCATCCTTCTGGTTTGCTATCTTCCTGTCATGCTCCCGGATGATCCTGTCGTTTGTGGTGACCCATGCCTCTATCTCGTTGAGCCGTCTGTTGTCATTCTCGAAATAAGTATCATGTTTTTGAAGTTTCTCGGCATTGGCGCTTATCTGCTCGTTCTGGCTTTCCTCCGGCTGTTTTGCACGTTTGATCAGGTCATATATGATGCGTGCGCCTTTGGAGAGTTTTTCCAAAGCGACCGAAATTGCTATGGCTCCGGCAAAGAGATACATTACAAGTTCTTGCGGCGTTAAATTTATTGGTTTATCCAACATCATGCCCTCCCTTTTGATGCTTTTAGGGAACGAATTAAACTTTTAAGGTCCAAAAAGTATAATTCGTTCCCCGAATCCATTCTTTTTGCTCCTAATGGTCCATGATGTACTGCCTCATGCTCTCCTTGTCTTTGAAGTAGCATGAAGCGCAAGGCTCCTGGGAATACGGTATATAACTGTTGTTGCACTCCGAGCAGATATACTTCTTGTCACATTTCTTTTTACACTTGCAACATCCATCCAGTCCGCACTTCCCATCGCCCCTTTTATGTCTGCATTTAAAGCTGTCAGTGTAAATCAATAGTCCTCCCCCGAGATGAGCTTGTACTCATCTTCTGTGATGAAATGCTTCTTTACTGCGTTCCTAAGTCCTTCTTTTGTGAGTCTTCCCTCGTCATAGAGCTTCTTTAATCTGCCAAACATATCCGGTCCTCCTTATTCCAGTATGCCTAAGAGCAGGTCGGTAATGATATCGTCCTGTTCCTTTGTGAGTTCTTCCAGTTCCTTAACACGTGTCTTTAAGGTCTTTGCGTCCTCACCGCCTTCGGCTTCCATTGCCTTTGCAAGCCATTCCTCCCTGTTTGCTTCCACGGCATCCATGAGCCCTTCGCGGTAATTGGTCTTGACGGCGTAGTGATCCGCTTCAAAGTTTGTTACGGTATTGCCTTCCCCGTCATCCTCGTCTACTGCCGTGATGTTCTCGCAGAAATGGACTGTACACTCGGCTCCGAGCTTATCATTAAGCAATTCGAGCCAGGTTGTTTCCGGTCTTATTGAGTATCTTTCCTTCATGGCTTATAATCCTCCTTAATCTTATGAATCTTACCTTTCCGGTGATGTACTTAGTTATAAAATGATGAGAATTAGATCTCTTTATCCATCCCATATAAGCGACCATGCCTGATGCATTTCTTACCGAAATCGACGGCATCCGACGGAGCTTAGAGAGCTTACGCTTTATGCGTTTCAAGATAGTCTTTCTCATCTCCGTATGCCCGTCCTTATAGAATTTGAACCCGATAAAATCAATGGGGCGGTTCTCAAGCCTGAATATCTGCCAGTTGTCCTTTATCCGGAGTCCGAGTTCCAGGAGCCGATCATCGAGAAATGTTTTTAGTCTGTGAAGCTTTCTCTTATTAGGTCCTATCACTACAAGATCATCTACGTATCTGGTGGAGAAATAATCTTTACCGAGAAATTTCCGTATCTCGTGGTCGATGTGTTCAAGAAGCAGATTGCACAGCCAGCGTGACGGATCTATGCCGATAGGTATGCCGTGGCCCTTACGGAATACCTCGTGTTCTTCCGTGGATACTTCCGGATCCACAGCGTCATAGCTGTTAAGGATAACCCGGTAGAGCCACAATACTTCTTTGTCTTTAATTTTTCTCTTAAGACATTCCATCATCTTTTCGTGGATTATGGAATCGTAGTATTTTTTGATGTCCATTTTAAAAACATATTTTGCCTTTTTAGGATGCTTCCTGATGAAACACTCTATGCCTTTCTTTGCCCTTGCCGGCCCCCTTTTCTTTACTGATCCGCAGCAATAGTAGTCCATACCCTTCATTATGACTTTTTCCATTACTCCATCCAGCGCATGATGCACACACTGATCCGGCCAGAACCTGGGCTTTGCAAGGCGCCTACGTTTCTGCTTTATACCGTCATTTATGTATCTCACCGAATAAGGCGAGGGTACATAGCTGTGGGTAAGGAGCATTTTCCGGAGCTTCCTTGCATATTCAAAAAGGTTTTCAAGTACGATCTTCACATTACGCCTGTGCCTCTTGCCTATGGATGCCCGTAATATGGCTCTTATGCAATTAGCAAGGCTGCATATTTCTTTATATAGGTAGCCTGTTCGTTTCATGTTACTTATGGTTTTGTTTGCTTTTATCTCTAATAGCCGCCCTCATGGTAGTTCGAGACTTAACCTACTAGACCATGCCATTCACGGGCGTATTTTTAGCAAGTGCTAAGGACTGGGGTTGTGCCAATTATTTATCGCCAGGTCCAGCGCAAAAGCGCCGAACCTGTCGGCTATAAGAGGACGGGAGCCGTAGTTCGCGTTCGAGTTCGAGAACGTGTTGTTGCAGTTCCGATAGCGCAGAGAGACTTTCGTGCCATTGTTAAGCGCCCCGCCGAAGAACGCAAACGGCTCAATGCACTTCCGAAGCCCTGAAGGATTTACAGTTACAATTTTTATAATTTATATTTTTACTTCCACGGGGGAGAAATCCCCCGTGTGCCCCCTTGGAATGGGGATTATCGCTTTAGAGGACGGGAGCCGAAGCCCGAATACGAGTTCGAGAACGCGGCGATGCAGCGCCGATAGCGCAGAGAGACATCCGAGCCATTGTCAAGCGCCCCGCCGAAGAACGGCCTTTGGCCGTTCTTATTCTTCCAACAAATTGCGGCCTCATAAGTCTCAGATCCGCCGCTAACATCTTCCGGCATCTGAAGGATCGGATATTCCCTGATGAAATGTTCCTTCTTGATATATCCGGACAGCTCGTTATTGCTTGCAGTGGGACTCAGAGCCAGTGTCTTTGAAAGCTTTGTATAGCCTGTTCCGTAAGCATCCGAATACTTTGAAGGATCTGTGCACACATACATTTCAAGGCACATATCAGTCGAATTGAACTTAAGGTTCATTCCGTCAACGCCTGTGTGCATCATGCCGTAAGGATCCTCAACGTAGAGACATCTTACGGAATGAAGTCCGTCATTTGCTCCGGCGGTTCCGTTAGCACTTGCCATGCCGACGGTCTTGCCGGTGATCTGAGGCGCACGCCATACCATTGAGCTTGAATCAATGTTTACGGCAGCGCCGTCAAAGGTGAGATCCTTGCATCCGGATATTGAGCTGTCTGCAATAGCTGTGATGGTCCTATCCATTGCGATTGAGTAATTCCACATATCTGTTCCAATAGAGATGGTCTGACCTACCTCAAATTTTGCAGCATCGGCATTTGTGATACTGATCACATTCACGCTGGTGCCGGTGTTCTTTGCTGCATAAGCTGTTCCGCCGGACTCACTGAATCCTCTTCCGAAAGTCGACCTGAAATTTGCATTTGCACACATAATCTCACAGAGATATGTGAATATCTCCCAGGCCCATACGTCGATAATCTGCCAGTCATCGCCATTGGTGTGTACGGCTGTTCTCATATCCGTTACACTGGTATTATGGCATGGCGCAACGCCTGCCCTTGATACAAAGTAACCGTCGCTATTGATGGATCCTAAGAAGAT